TTAATAAAAATCAATATTCTTTATTTTTATAGAATGCTTAGTTCTTCCTTTTTTAACGTGAATGTATTCTATTTCAATCGATTTTATAGCCATTTTAATGAAGTCTGCTTTATCTTCTAGAGTAAAAGCATTCCATGAGTCTAAAAGAACATTTTTGAAATTCTTTATCTTACTGACGTCCAATTGTTTTTTAGGAACTCTCTCTTTTTGTTTTTCATATTCGGAAATCTTTTCATCAGTTTCTTTTATTAATTCAAATAATTCTTCTTCTTGCATCATGCCGTTTGCGTATAATTTGTGGTATCTTTTTCTTTGTTCCATAACTTTGTTTATATCAATGGTTACAATTTTTTTATCTTCTTTTTCTTTCACTTTGTATTTTCTTAAATCTAACTTTGAAAGGTAATCGTAAAATACTTTTAAAGCCTCATTTTCGGTAAATGCAAAAGCTCCATTTTTATTAATTTTGCAATTATCGCAATAATAACTTTTGTAAGTAATACCTCCACACTTTCGTTTTCTATAACTAGAATTCATAGTTAATCTACCGTTACACTTCGGACAAACAAATTTACCTCTAAAAACTGAAATATGATTTATTACCTTTGCGTTAACACGTTCATTCAAACGTTCTTTTATCTCGTTATACATTTCATCTGTAATGATTGGTTCATGAGAATTTTCTATAAATATATCGCCCCAAAAGTAGTGTCCTCTTGATAAAGGGCTTCTCAAAGCTCTTGTAATAGTTCTGTCTTCCCACTGTTTGCCGTTTGGTGGTGGTATGTCAGATGCGTTCAATTTCCTCGCTATACCTTTTGCGCTATTCCCTTTTTTAACCTCTTCGTAAGCCCACACAACTACATCTTTATATTTATTGGGAATATATTTATTATCTACACGATCGTAGTAGAATGGTGGAGGCGTTAATATCATACCTTTTCTAATCGCTGCTTGCTTACCCATCATTGCTCTTTCCCTTATCATTTCACGTTCCCATTCAGCCATAGCACCTACTAAAGTGACGAACAGACGACCCATTGCCGTTGATGTGTCATAAACTTCTGTTGCACTTCTAAAAGATACGTTTTCTCGCTCAAATATTTCTAATAAATCAAGTAAATCTTTTACATTACGCGTCAACCTGTCTAACTTATAGACTAATACTAAATCTATTTTTGATAAATTTTCCTTTAATCTATTAAGTTCAGGTCGGTCAGTTTTAGCACCAGAATAGCCAGCATCTACATAAACACCTTGTATAGTCCAGTCGTTTATGTCGCTGTATGCTCTTAATTTTCTTTCTTGTTCTTCAATAGAGTGTCCTTTTTCTTTTTGTTCAAGTGTACTTACTCTAGTATAAATTGCTACTTTCATGTGCTCCCTCCTCAAAATTGGCAAAAAATAATAAGGGTAGGCGGGCTACCCGTGAAAATTGTATAAAAAAAGACGCCTGTATTATACAGACGCCACTTATAATTATAAGATTACATGGTTAATTACCAAAAATGGTAACGAATATACGTGTTTTAAAGTAAAACCTTTAATATATTTAGATTATATCATCTTATAACAGGAATCTGCAATATTTTATTTATCTGCAATTTGTTTTAACAATTGGATAATCTCATCATTCTGTTCAATGATTTTATTATTCTGTTTAATAAGTTCATCTTTTTGAGCTATAAACACAAAATTTTGTTTTAATTGAGTATCATAAAAGACAAATTTCGCTTGTTTATCTAAATTAGTAGTGAACGACCCAATACCATTGTATACTTTCAATAATTTCGGACTTATGTTTTGTTTTTGATATGCATATGAGGTAACGTCGGTTGCTTCTTTTATACCTTGACCATTTAAATTTTTAATTGCTTTTGATTCGTATTCTTCGTTACTGTTTTTAAAATTTTCAGATTTATAAAGTTGGATGTCAAGTTCTTTTCCTTCTTTAAAATCATTTAATATCTTTCTTTTTTCATCTGTTGTCATTTTTTTGTACATGTCGATTTTTCTATTGCTTAATTTACTGAACATTTTTGTTTCTGTTAGAATTTCTTTGAAACTTAATTTATCTCCTGCCATTTTTCATTTCTCCTTTGCTTACTTTTTATATTAAAGCGCCATAAAGGCGCTATTAATCAATACGTTTTCACACTTGCTACAACTCTACCTACAATTTTAACTTCATCGTCCTTACCATATACTTGTGGATAGTGACTAGGGTTGTTAGATTCAGGTATTAATATGATTTGGTCTCCGTTGTATCTTATACGCTTCACAGTACCGTTGTACCCATTTATCATGACTACACCTAACTGACCATTTTCGACGATAGAATCTTTTTCCACAACAACTACATCACCTTCATCAAAAAGTTTGTTCATACTATCACCAGATACTTTTAAACCAAATTCTTCTTTTTCGTTGTTCAATTTATCACTAGAAAAGTATATGTAATCAACTAAATTTTCTTCACAATAGATAGGCAAGCCCGCAGATATTTTAGATACGACCGGTATCTTTTTAACTGGTAGAGTTTCAATTTGGGATTCGATAGGTTTTGTTTGTTTAATATCCATAATATCTTCTGGTCTGATATTTAAACCATTACAAATTTTGATGACGTTTTCTACTTTAGCATTAAAGACTCCGCGTTCTAAAATAGATCTTACAGTTGTATAAGCTAAACCAATTTCTTCGGAAAAAGCCTTTACACTACCTGATTTCCTTTCCATAAGATATTTTAAATCTTTTTCTTTAGTCATAATTGTTTGCCTCATTTCTAATTTGTACCTATATAATACCATGCGAAAAATCGTATATCAAGTAAAAGTGGAAATAAAAAATACGAATTTTAGTGTTGACTTGGTACGAAAATTCGTATACACTTTAGTTAAGCAATCGGCAAGATTGCTAAAAATTATAATTTAAAATACGAAAATTCGTACAAGGGAGGGATACTATGTTGAAGAATTTCAACGATATTAGAAAAGAGAAAAAAGTATCTCTGGTTGATTTAGCAGACTTATTAGAAGTCAGATACCAAACGGTAGCAGATAAGATAAATGGCGTTTCTGATTTTAAATTTGGAGAGGCGTTACTTATTAAAAATGAATATTTTCCAGAGTATGACATTGAATATCTTTTCGAAAAAGAAAAAGAACGACAAACAACTTAAAAGGAGGAACAACAAATGGAGCAAACAATCAAACATTTTTTAGAATTTAGAAAGCAATTCACACCTGCACAGTGGCACGAAATCAACAGAATTATTGACGGACAATTTAGTAAAAAAGCCGCCGAGCTACAACTCGACGACCAAGATGTTGAGGTTATTAAAAATATTATTACTCAACAAAAGATTATGAAGTAACAATTTGAATAAAAGTTATTCAAAAATGATGAAAGGAAGACGTGAAATGCTAGTTACAAACATATTTTTGTGCATACACCTTGTACTAAATCTCGTTATATTGTTCTACCTCATTAAGTTTAATAACGAATAATTTACTCTTTTTAAATCGGTAGAATCTTTCGTCAGAATAAAGTCGTATTGAATCAGGGATTGTTGGCAAGTGATATTTATACGTTTCTTTTGAGTATGGGGCTAAGAAAGTTTTGGTGTTTAGGTTTTTACGATAAAGAGGTGACTTATCCGGTTTTGGATATCTCATTATGAGTTCGGTAGTCGGTTTAAAACTTAAATCGTTTATTACTTTACCGTCTTTTATAAGTTCCAATTTATTTATATGAATACCCTTGCTAGAAGGATTCAAGATATCGAAACAAAAGTATAAAGGGATACCGACAAATTTTTCTGAAGTAAACCTAGAAACAACCAGATCATATCTATTCTGTTTGTAAGTATATCTAATAGACCAAAAAGAACATAAAAGAGCGACGACCGCAATGATATTTGAAAACAAAGTAGATTGTATAAATTCCATAAGAATAACCACCTTAATTATTTAATAACAACATTATACATGAAAGGAGCATAAACAATATGCAAGCATTACAAACAAAATCGAACATCGGAGAAATGTTCAACATACAAGAAAAAGAAAATGGAGAAATCGCAATCAGCGGTCGAGAACTTCATCAAGCATTAGAAGTAAAGACTGAATACAAGAAGTGGTTTAACAGAATGTCTGATTATGGTTTTGAAGAAAATATCGATTTTATAAGGGTGACCCAAAAATGTCTTACCCAAGGTGGTTATCAAAATATGACTGACCACGCACTCACACTAGACACTGCAAAAGAGATTGCAATGATTCAACGTAGCGAACCTGGTAAACGTGCAAGACAATACTTCATCCAAGTTGAAAAAGCATGGAACAGCCCAGAAATGATTATGCAACGCGCTTTAAAAATTGCTAACAACACAATCAATCAATTAGAAACAAAGATTGAACGTGATAAACCAAAAATTGTATTTGCAGACGCAGTAGCTACAACTAAGACATCAATTTTAGTTGGAGAGTTAGCAAAGATTATTAAACAAAACGGTGTAAACATCGGGCAACGCAGATTGTTTGAGTGGTTACGTCAAAACGGATTCCTTATTAAACGCAAGGGTGTGGATTATAACATGCCTACACAGTACTCAATGGAACGTGAGTTATTCGAAATTAAAGAAACATCAATCACACATTCGGACGGTCACACATCAATTAGCAAGACACCAAAAGTAACAGGCAAAGGACAACAATACTTTGTTAATAAGTTTTTGGGTGAAACACAAACAACTTAATAGGAGGAATTAAAAATGAACACGTTATACAAAACAACCCTCCTCATCACAATGGCAGTTGTGACGTGGAAGGTTTGGAAAATTGAACGAAATACGAGAAAGCCTGTAATCAATCGAAATGATTTTAGTAAAGAGTCTACAGCAGAAACGATTGAGCGACACAGTGATCCTGATTCAGGAATAAAACTACTTAAGGCGTTTTCCGACTTTACTAAAGAGAACCTTTCCTAATTCTAAGAAGATGAAGTTTCGTTGGTACTCAAGTGACTCATGTAAAGCGGTAGAGTAAATCTTTTCACTGGAAACACCTTCATCAGCATTCTCTGTAAGTTTTTGAAGGTTCTTCTTGAAGTGTTCACTTTGACCACCGTATAGTTCATCAGCTTCATTAACAATTTTATAGTAAAGCTGTTCATATTCACTATATGACATATTATCCACCTCCTTTCAATAGGAGATAACTAAATTATACACGAAAGGAATGATAGAAATGCCACCACACATTCAACAAATGCTATTCGACTTTGCATTAGAGAGAGGATATATAGACATGATTATAAAAATGAAAGAAGAGGAGAATGCCAAATGAGCGACACATATAAAAGCTACCTAGTAGCAATACTATGCTTCACAGTCTTAGCAATTGTGCTTATGCCATTGCTGTACTTCACTACAGCATGGTCAATCGCGGGATTCGCAAGTATAGCGACATTCATATTTTATAAGGAATACTTTTATGGAGAATAAAAAAACTGCTACTTGCGCCAACAAGTAACAGTATCAAGCACTTAAGAAAATTTTCAAGTTAAATATAAAACGAAAAACGGAGGAAGTCAAGATGTATTACGAAATAGGCGAAATCATACGCAAAAATATTCATGTTAACGGATTCGATTTTAAGCTATTAATTTTAAAAGGTCATATGGGCATATCAATACAAGTTAAAGATATGAACAACATACCAATTAAACATGCTTATGTCGTAGATGAGGACGACTTAAGTATGGCATCAGAATTATTCAACCAAGCAATAGATGAATGGATTGAAGAGAACACAGACGAGCAGGACAGACTAATTAACTTAGTCATGAGATGGTAGGAGGCATGAAAAGTGAATGAATTACAAGAGAGAGAATTAGAAACATTCGAACAAGACGACCGATTCAAAGTAACAGATCTAGACAGTGCTAACTGGGTTTTTAAGAAACTGGATGCAATCACAACTAAAGAGAACGAAATCAACGAGTTAGCAAATAAAGAAATTGAACGCATAAACGAATGGAAAGATAAAGAAGTAGAAAAATTACAGAGTGGCAAAGAATATTTACAAAGCCTTGTAATTGAATATTTCAGAATACAAAAAGAACAAGACAGCAAATTCAAGTTGAACACACCTTACGGAAAAGTGACGGCCAGAAAAGGTTCAAAAGTCATTCAAGTTAGCAATGAGCAAGAAGTCATTAAACAACTTGAGCAACGAGGTTTTGACAACTATGTAAAAGTAACCAAAAAACTTAGCCAATCAGACATTAAGAAAGATTTCAATGTAACTGAAAACGGCACTTTAATTGACGCAAACGGCGAAGTTTTAGAGGGTGCTAGCATTGTGGAGAAACCTACGTCATACACGGTAAAGGTGGGAGAATAGATGGCTGAACAAACTAATCAAGATGTCGATATTTTAACGCAACTAGGTGTAAAAGACATCAGTAAACAAAATGCAAACAAGTTTTATAAATTTGCGATATACGGCAAGTTCGGTACTGGTAAAACTACGTTTTTAACAAAAGATAACAATGCCTTAGTACTAGATATAAATGAGGACGGAACAACGGTAACAGAAGATGGGGCAGTTGTGCAGATTAAGAATTATAAGCATTTTAGTGCAGTGATTAAAATGCTGCCTAAAATTATTGAACAACTAAGAGAAAACGGAAAACAAATTGATGTTGTAGTGATTGAAACAATCCAAAAGCTACGTGATATCACTATGGACGACATCATGGACGGAAAATTAAAGAAACCAACATTTAATGATTGGGGCGAGTGTGCTACACGCATTGTAAGTATTTATCGTTATATTTCTAAATTACAAGAACATTATCAATTCCATCTTGCTATAAGTGGACACGAGGGAATTAACAAAGACAAAGATGATGAGGGTAGCACTATCAATCCAACAATCACGATAGAGGCACAAGATCAAATAAAAAAAGCGGTCATCAGTCAATCTGATGTGTTAGCAAGAATGACAATAGAAGAACATGAGCAAGACGGCGAAAAAGCTTATCAATATGTTCTTAACGCTGAACCATCAAACTTATTCGAGACAAAGATAAGACACTCAAGCAACATTAAAATTAACAACAAACGTTTCATTAATCCAAGTATTAACGACGTAGTACAAGCAATCAGAAATGGAAACTAATAAAAAAACTAAAAAGGACGGTATTTAATTATGAAAATCACAGGACAAGCGCAATTTACTAAAGAAACAAATCAAGAAAAGTTTTATAACGGCTCAGCAGGGTTTCAAGCTGGAGAATTCACAGTGAAAGTTAAAAATATTGAATTCAATGATAGAGAAAATAGATATTTCACAATCGTATTTGAAAATGATGAAGGCAAACAATATAAACATAATCAATTTGTACCGCCGTATAAATATGATTTCCAAGAAAAACAATTGATTGAATTAGTTACTCGATTAGGTATTAAGTTAAATCTTCCTAGCTTAGATTTTGATACCAATGATCTTATTGGTAAGTTTTGTCACTTGGTATTGAAATGGAAATTCAATGAAGATGAAGGTAAGTATTTTACGGATTTTTCATTTATTAAACCTTACAAAAAGGGCGATGATGTTGTTAACAAACCTATTCCGAAGACAGATAAGCAAAAAGCTGAAGAAAATAACGGGGCACAACAACAAACATCAATGTCTCAACAAAGCAATCCATTTGAAAGCAGTGGCCAATTTGGATATGACGACCAAGATTTAGCGTTTTAAGGTGTGGTTTAAATGCAATACATTACAAGATACCAGAAAGACAATGACGGCACTTATTCCGTCATTGCTACTGGTGTTGAACTTGAACAAAGTCACATTGACTTGCTAGAAAACGGATATCCACTAAAAGCAGAAGTAGAGGTTCCGGACAATAAAAAGTTATCTATAGAACAACGTAAAAAAATATTCGCAATGTGTAGAGATATAGAACTTCACTGGGGAGAACCGGTGGAATCAACTAGAAAATTATTACAAACAGAATTGGAAATTATGAAAGGTTATGAAGAAATCAGTCTGCGCGACTGTTCTATGAAAGTTGCAAGGGAGTTAATAGAACTGATTATAGCGTTTATGTTTCATCATCAAATACCTATGAGTGTAGAAACGAGTAAGTTGTTAAGCGAAGATAAAGCGTTATTATATTGGGCTACAATCAACCGCAACTGTGTAATATGCGGAAAGCCTCACGCAGACCTGGCACATTATGAAGCAGTCGGCAGAGGAATGAACAGAAACAAAATGAATCACTATGACAAACATGTATTAGCGTTATGTCGTGAACATCACAACGAGCAACATGCGATTGGTGTTAAGTCGTTTGATGATAAATATCACTTGCATGACTCGTGGATAAAAGTTGATGAGAGGCTCAACAAAATGCTGAAAGGAGAAAACAATGGGAGAAGTATCGTGGATAAAACTTAAAGTTGGCATGTTTGATGACAGCAAAATCAAATATATCGAAGCTTTACCCGAAAGAGATACGATCATAACTATTTGGGTTAAGTTACTAACTTTATCAGGAAAGTACAATGAACAAGGTTATATTATGCTATCCGAAAACTTGCCGTACAACGAAGAAATGTTAGCAAATGAATTTAATAGACCTATTAACTCAATAAGGTTAGCAATTCAAACTTTTGAGACATTGGGCATGATTGAAAAAGTTAATGGTGTCATAAAAGTGACAAACTGGGAGAAGCATCAAAGCTTAGATAGCAAAGCTAAGCATAAAGAAAAAAATAAATTGCGACAACAACGCTATCGTGAGAAACAGAAAAAGTTACTAGAAGCAAAACGTAACGTTACCGTAACGTTACGTAACGATACAGAAGAAGAAGAAGAAAGAGAAGAAGAAAGAGAAGGAGAAAAAGAAGAAGAATATAAGAATAAAGAAGAAGAAAGAGAAGCCGTCTTCTCATCTTCAATAAAATATATAATTGCAAATTTGGATGATAAGTTAACACCTAATCAAATGGAACAATTAGGGTTTGCTATTGATGATATAGGTACAAACGCTTTTGAAGTTGTAAAAGTAGGTGTTGAGTACACTAAAAGCAAAAGTGCGCATGGTGGCTATTTAATTAAAGTTTTAAACAACTGGGCTAAAGAGAATGTCAAAACAAAAGAAGATGCAGAAAATAAAATAGCACCTAGAAAAAATACTACTGATGATGTCATTGCACAAATGGAAAAAGAATTGAGTGATGACTAATGCCGATGAGCAAAACACAAGCATTAGAAATTATTAAAAAAGTTAGGTACGTATACAACATTGATTTTGATAAACCGAAGTTAGAAATGTGGATTGATGTATTAAGTCAAAATGGAGATTATCAACCAACTGTAAAAGCGGTAGATGTTTATATCAACAGTAACAACCCGTACCCGCCTAACTTACCAGCAATCATGCGTAAGGAACCTAAAAAAGTATCTATCGAGCCAGTAGATAACGAAACCGCTACACACCAATGGAAAATGCAGAATGACCCCGAATATGTCAGACAAAGAAAAATAGCGCTAGATAAGTTCATGAATAAGTTGGCAGAATTTGGGGGCGAAAACGAATGAATTACGGACAATTCGAAATTGAAAGTACAATAATCGCTACGCTACTTAAACAACCGGACGTATTAGAAAAGATAAGAGTTAAAGATTACATGTTTACGAACGAAAAGTTTAAAACCTTTTTCAATTATGTAATGGACGTCGGAAAGATAGATCATCAAGAAATCTATTTAAAAGCAACTAAAGATAAAGAATTTTTAGATGCAGATACTATAACTAAACTTTACAACTCCGATTTCATTGGATACGGCTTCTTTGAACGTTATCAACAAGAATTATTGGAAAGTTATCAGCTCAACAAAGCTAACGAATTAGTAACTGAGTTCAAACAACAACCTACGAACCAAAACTTTAACAACTTGATTGATGAACTCAAGGATTTAAAAACAATTACTAACAAAAAAGAAGATGGAACCAAGAAGTTTGTTGAGGAGTTTGTTGAAGAGTTATACAGCGATAGCCCTAAGAAGCAAATTAAGACGGGTTACAAGCTAATAGATTACAAAATAGGGGGATTAGAACCATCACAATTAATCGTCATCGCAGCGCGTCCCTCAGTGGGTAAGACAGGTTTTGCATTAAACATGATGCTGAACATAGCACAAAATGGATACAAAACATCTTTCTTTAGTCTCGAAACAACCGGCACATCGGTATTGAAACGTATGTTATCAACAATTACTGGTATTGAGTTAACAAAGATAAAAGAAATCAGGAACTTAACGCCGGATGACTTAACAAAGTTAACGAATGCGATGGATAAAATCATGAAATTAGGCATTGATATTTCTGATAAAAGTAATATCACACCGCAAGATGTGCGAGCACAAGCAATGAGGCATTCAGACGGGCAACAAGTTATTTTTATAGATTACCTTCAACTGATGGATACTGATGCGAAAGTTGATAGACGTGTAGCAGTAGAAAAGATATCACGTGACTTAAAGATAATCGCTAATGAGACAGGCGCAATCATCGTACTACTTTCACAACTGAATCGTGGTGTCGAGTCTAGACAGGATAAAAGACCAATGCTATCGGACATGAAAGAATCAGGCGGAATAGAAGCAGATGCGAGTTTAGCGATGCTACTTTATCGCGATGATTATTATAACCGTGACGAAGATGACAGTATTACAGGCAAGTCTATTGTTGAATGTAACATAGCTAAAAACAAAGACGGCGAAACTGGAGTAATTGAATTTGAGTATTACAAGAAGACGCAGAGGTTTTTCACATGAACATCATGCAATTCAAAAGCTTATTGAGATCGATGTATGAAGAGACAAAGCAAAACGACCCGATTGTAGCAAATGTATATATCGAGACTGGTTGGGCAGTCAACAGATTGTTAGACAATAACGAGTTATCGCCTTTCGATGATTACGACAGAGTTGAAGAGAAAATTATGAATGAAATCAATTGGAAGAAAACGCACATTAAGGAGTGTTAAAAATGCCGAAAGAAAAATATTACTTATACCGAGAAGATGGCACGGAAGATATTAAGGTCATCAAGTATAAAGACAACGTAAATGAAGTTTATTCGCTCACAGGAGCCCATTTCAGCGACGAAAAGAAAATTATGACTGATAGTGACCTAAAACGCTTCAAAGGCGCTCACGGGCTTCTATATGAGCAAGAGCTAGGATTACAAGCAACGATATTTGATATTTAGAGGTGGCACAGTGAGTAAATACAACGCTAAGAAAGTTGAGTACAAAGGAATTGTATTTGATAGCAAAGTAGAGTGCGAATATTACCAATATTTAGAAAGTAATATGAATGGCACTAACTATGATCGTATCGAAATACAACCGAAATTTGAATTACAACCTAAATTCGGGAAACAAAGACCGATTACGTATATAGCCGATTTCTCTTTGTGGAAGGAAGGGAAACTGGTTGAAGTTATAGACGTTAAAGGTAAGGCGACTGAAGTTGCCAACATCAAAGCGAAGATATTCAGATATCAGTATAAAGATGTGAATTTAACATGGATATGTAAAGCGCCTAAATACACAGGTCAAGAATGGATGGTATATGAGGACTTAGTGAAAGTCAGACGTAAAAGAAAAAGAGAAATGAAGTGATTTAATGCAACAACAACAAGCATATATAAACGCAACGATTGATATAAGGATACCTACAGAAGTTGAATATCAGTATTTTGATGATGTGGATAAAGAAAAAGAAACGCTGGCAGATTACTTATATAACAATCCGGACGAAATACTAGAGTATGACAATTTAAAAATTAGAAATGTAAATGTAGAGGTGGAATAAATGGCAAAAATTACCAAAGAAACAAAAACTGTAAGTGACGGTTATTCAAGAGAAGACCGCGAAACGACATTGAACTATGATTATGAAAACCAAGAATGGATCGCTTACTCATCAGTACCCACACATATTACTAGAATGACAAAATTGTATGGCGACGACGTAGAGGTATTAGAACAATTAGAGTCTGGGACTGCTGTGTTAGTTAGGGCGAAACTACCTAAAAGTGCAGTAGGATTTAGAAAATTAATGTCAGAAGAGCGAAGACAAGCATTATCTGAGAGAGCAAAAAGAGCGTTTGGTCATTAACGCTCGTGTATACAAGGTGAAAAACGACTAAAAAGGCGTGCGAATACTTTTTAGGATAAATAACACCTAGAACAAAAAACGTGAACTTTAAAACTTTCAAAGCACGTTAAACGAGGAGGTAAAACAAATGGCAGGTATAAAAACTAAAGTGAGAATAGATGGTAAATTAATGACGCTTATTGATGCATCTGAAAAATACGACATTAAAGTATCGACACTAATTACTAGACACACTAAAGGTTTAAGAGGTCAAGAATTAATACAAAATCTATCAAAAGCTAAAAAAGTAGAAATTAACGGGAAAATGATGACTGTTAACGAAATAGCTAACAAGTACAACATAAGTAAAGGGCTACTTAACTACAGAATTGGCAAGGGGTTAACTGGTAACGCACTCATTGCACCACCGCAAGAAAAGAAAACGTATAGAGATAACGGAAGAATTACACAAGAAGAAAGACGAATACTGTCAGAAATTGACGCTAGACATGAGCAAGAACTGCGAGACAAGAAGAAAGCAGAAAAGAATGAGAAAGAACGTCAACGTCTAGCAATGATTGAGAAATATAAGCGACGTGATCCGTACTGGTTTGATGTCACTTATAACCAAATGTTCAAGAAGTGGAGTGAAGCATAATGAGCATTATCAGTAACAGAAAAGTAGATATGAACGAAATGCAAGACAACGTTAAGCAACCGTCGCATTACACATACGGAGACATTGAAATTATAGACTTCATCGAACAAGTAACGGCACAGTACCCACCACAATTAGCGTTCGCAATAGGTAACGCAATCAAATACCTATCTAGAGCACCGTTAAAGAATGGTCATGAGGATATGGCAAAAGCTAAGTTTTATGTCGATAGAGTGTTTGACTTGTGGGAGTGATGACCATGACAGATAGCGCACGCAAAGAATACTTAAACCATTTTTTCGGCTCTAAGAGATATCTGTATCAGGATAATGAGCGAGTGGCTCATATTCATGTAGTAAACGGCACTTATTACTTTCATGGGCATATCGTACCAGGTTGGCAAGGCGTTAAAAAGACATTTGATACAGCCGGAGAGCTTGAAATATATATAAAGCAACATGATTTGGAATATGAGGAGCAGAAGCAACTAACTTTATTTTAGAGGAGATGGAAATGATGAATAACCGCGAACAAATTGAACAATCAATTATCAGTGCTAGTGCCTATAACGGTAATGACACAGAGGGATTACTAAAAGAGGTTGAAGACGTGTATAAGAAAGCGCAAGCGTTTGATGAAATACTTGATGGAATGACAAATGCTATTCAACATTCAGTTAAAGAAGGTGTTGAACTTGATGAAGCAGTAGGGATTATGGCAGGTCAAGTTGTCTATAAATATGAGGAGGAACAGGAAAATGAGTATTAGTGTAGGAGATAAAGTATATAACCATGAAACAAACGAAAGTCTAGAGATTGTGCAATTGGTCGGAGATATTAGAGATACACATTATAAACTGTCCGATGATTCAGTTATTAGCATTATAGATTTTATTACTAAACCAATTTATCTAATTAAGGGGGACGAGTGAGTGGAATGGAAACGATTAAAAAATGTGGTGCCGCACCCAGTTATCAAAAATAAAAACTTAAAGTCGGTATACGTAACAAAAGATAATGTGAAAGAGGTTCAAAAAGAATTAGGTTTCTTTGAAATTTTTAATGAAGAAGTGTTATTAACTGGATTTTTATCATTTCAAAGGATACCTATTTACATTATTTGGATTAATCCTAAATCTCATAAGACGCCTAGATATTACTTTGCTAACGAGCATGAGATTGAAAGATATTTTGAATTTTTGGAGGACGAGTAAATGCTTGAAATCATCGACCAACGTGATGCATTGCTAGAAGAAAAGTATTTAAACGACGACTGGTGGTACGAGTTAGATTATTGGTTGAATAAACGCAAGTCAGAAAGTGAACAGATTGATATTGATAGAGTGCTTAAATTTATTGAGGAATTAAAACGATAGGAGATAACGAATAAATGAATAATTTAACAGTAGATCAATTAAAAGAACTTTTACAAATACAAAAGGAGTTCGACGATAGAATACCGACGCTGAACTTACGAGATAGCAAAATAGCATATGTAGTTGAATTCTTTGAATGGTTTAATACATTGGAAACGTTTAAGAACTGGAAGAAGAAACCAGGTAAGCCGTTAGACGTACAACTAGACGAGTTAGCAGACATGTTAGCGTTTGGATTGAGTATTGCTAATCAACAAGCAGATAACATGGAAGAAATTTTGGGTTATTTAGATGACGGAGATTTTAACGACTATATAGAACGAGTTGAAATCGATTTTAACGATAGTGATGTAGTAGATGAATTTATGTCAACTATAGATGAAATGTATGAAAGTCCATATAGTAGCAACTTATTTTTACCGTTTGCATTAGCGAACAACTACTACACTATCGATCAACTCATTGACGCATACAAAAAGAAAATGAAAAGGAACCACGAAAGACAAGATGGAACAGCAGACGCAGGGAAAGGATACGTATAAAGACATCTTAGATCGGGTCAAGGAGGTTTTGGGGAAGTGAGAGAACGCACTAAAGTTATATATCGTGGTTGGAATAAGGAGATATTTATTTTACAGGGTAAAAATATGAATGTTATTGGTTTGCGCCAAATATTTGATGAACTCAAAAGATTGTACGAAGGTTATAAAATCGTTGTTATTCCAATAGAAGTTGATTTTGAAATCAAATAAATAGGAGTGATGAGAAGTGACACAATACTTAGTCACAACATTCAAAGATTCATCAGGACTACCACATGAACATTTTACTGCTGCTAGAGATAATCAGACGTTTACAGTTGTTGAGGCGGAGAGTAAAGAAGAAGCGAAAGAGAAGTACGAGGAACAAGTTAAAAGAGATGCAGTTATTAAAGTGGGTCAGTTGTTTGAAAATATAAGGGAGTGTGGGAAATGACTAAACAAATACTAAGATTATTATTCTTACTAGCGATGTATGAGCTAGGTAAGTATGTAACTGAGCAAGTATATATTATGATGACGGCTAATGATGATGTAGAGGCGCCGAGTGACTTCGCAAAGTTGAGCGATCAGTGTGATTTGATGAGGGCGGAGGTGTCAGAATAGATGTATAGCAAAGAGTCAATCGTTAATATGATAGGCACACATAAAATGAAGTGTAATGTGTTAGCTGGTGTAATACCGGAATATGATAGCAATTCAATCGCACAGTATGGTATACAAGCGACGTTACCGAAACCACAAGGGGAAAACTCAAGCAAAGTTGAAGATGTTGTTGTGAGGCTTGAAAGAGCAAATAAAAGGTATGCGCAGATGTTAAAAGAAGTTGAGTTTATAAATCAATCACAACAGAGATTAGGACACGTTGACTTTTGCTTCTTAGAGTTGTTGAAGAAAGGTTATAACAGAGATGCAATTATCAAGAAGATGCCTAACTCTAAATTGAACAGAAACAACTTCTTAGCGCGCCGTGATGAGTTAGCAGAAAAGATTTATCTACTACAGTGACGAAAATGACAAAAATGACAGAAATGACAGAAATGACGAAAATGACACTATTTTTAAACTGTGAATTAATTTTATATAATTGATTTGTAAGAATTATCTTAAGACGTGGGGTAATAGCCACATTAGATGTTCTCATCGATGTGATTGAGAAGTGACAAACATATAAAAGATGATATGTTACGCTATTAATCACTTACTACCTGCCTATATGGTGGGTAGTTTAATTCTTGCATTTTGAGTCATAACTATTTCCCTCCTTTCACATTTATTGAACGAAGCTCCTGCACAAGATGTAGGGGCATTTTTGTATTTATGATATATTTGTATTGTGGCAAATATAAACAAAGGATGAGGAAAAATGACGATTTATAAAGGTAAGTGTTTAAGAATTAACAATAAAAGGTATTCGAAAAATGTTGAATTAGAAGTTGGAGAAAATCAAATCAATATTATCATTGATGATATTTCGTTAAAAAAAGAAATAAAAAAATCCGGTGAGATATCCATATTACAAATTACTGATTTTGAAGGTAAAGTTTTAAATGTAATGCCAGAGAAAAACGATGGTAAAAATATGGTAGTAAAAGAAGCAAAAACGAAATATGAACAAGAACTACATATTAAGTTAGTTAAAAGTAAATTTAGAGCTATAGATCAGTTCGGAAAATAAGTAGTTTAAAGACTCGGTTATTCGGGTCTTTTTTTATATTTAAAATAACTAGAGTAATTAACATAAAGTGGGTGATACTATACGATGAGTAAATTAAGTTTAAAGCAACGAAAGTTTGCAGATGAGTATATCAAAACAGGTAATGCAACGAAGGCGTATGTAAGTGCAGGATATTCTAAAAACAAGGCACACACTAACGCAACAAAGTTACTACAAAATACTACAGTTAAGCATTACATCAAAGAACGCGTAGAACAAATGCAACGAGACAGTCTAATGAGTATTACAGAAGCTTTAGCGTTATCTGCTTCTATTGCTAGAGGAGAACCTCAAGAGGCTTACAGTAAGAAATATGACCATTTAAACGATGAAGTAGAAAAAGAGGTTACTTACACAATCACGCCAACATTTGAAGAGCGCCAGAGATCTATTGACCACATACTAAAAGTTCATGGTGCGTATATCGACAAAAAAGAAATTACTCAGAAGAATATTGAGATTAATATTGGTGAGTACGATGACGAAAGTTAAATTAAACTTTAACAAACCGTCTAATGTTTTCAATAGAAACATATTCGAAATACTAACCAATTACGACAATTTCACAGAAGTTCATTACGGTGGCGGTTCAAGTGGTAAGTCTCACGGGGTTATACAAAAAGTTGTGCTCAAAGCTTTGAAAGATTGGAAATATCCTAGACGTATACTGTGGCTTAGAAAGGTTCAATCAACAATTAAAGATAGTTTGTTCGAAGATGTCAAAGATTGTTTGATAAACTTCGGTATTTGGGACATGTGCCTTTGGAATAAGACTGATAACAAAGTCGAGTTACCAAACGGCGCAGTTTTTTTGTTTAAAGGATTAGATAACCCTGAGAAAATAAAGTCGATTAAAGGTATATCAGACATAGTCATGGAAGAAGCGTCTGAATTTACACTAAATGATTACACGCAATTAACGTTGCGTTTGAGGGAGCGTAAACATGTGGATAAACAAATATTTTTGATGTTTAACCCAGTATCTAAACTGAATTGGGTTTATAAGTATTTCTTTGAACATGGGGAACCAATGGAAAATGTCATGATTAGACAATCTAGTTATCGAGATAATAAGTTTCTTGATGAAATGACACGTCAAAACTTAGAGTTGTTAGCAAATCGTAATCCAGCATATTACAAAATTTATGCGTTAGGTGAATTTGCTACATTAGACAAATTAGTTTTCCCTAAGTATGAAAAACGTTTAATAAATAAAGATGAGTTAAGACATTTACCTTCTTATTTTGGGTTGGACTTTGGATATGTTAATGATCCTAGTGCTTTTATACACTCTAAAATAGATGTAAAGAACAAGAAGTTATACATCGTTGAAGAATATGTTAAAAAAGGTATGTTGAATAATGAAATAGCTAATGTCATAAAGCAACTTGGTTATTCAAAAGAGATAATAACAGCAGATAGCGCTGAACAAAAAAGTATTGCTGAAATAAGTAATCATGACATTACTCGAATCAGACCTGCTATGAAGGGCAAGGATAGTATTATCTCTGGAATACAATACCTTAATCAATTCGATATTGTTATTGACGAACGATGTTTTAAAACGATTGAGGAGTTAGACAATTACACGTGGAAAAAAGACAAAAACACAGGCGAATACTATAACGAACCGGTAGACACTTACAATCATTGTATTGACGCATTACGCTATAGTGTTGAAATGTTAATGATCAATAACAAAAAACAAAAGAAAACCGCAAAAGATTTACGTAGGATTAAAAATATGTTTTAAGGAGTGGGCTAATGACTTTATATACAGTCGGGAGTGTAACAGAAAAATTTTCTCCAATTGCTAACGATGATTTTATTGTCAATGATTTAGATGAATTGTTTAAAGATGATTTTTTAAGAAGTTTAATCAGCAGACACAAAACAGAACAATTACCACGTCTAGAGATGTTGGAAGCTTATTATTTGAATAGAAATACAGATATATTAACGGGACAACGTCGTTTGAATAGTAATGGGGATAAAGCAGACCATAGAGCTGTACATAATTACGCTAAATATGTATCGCGTTTTATAGTTGGATATTTAACTGGTAATCCAATCACTATTACGCACAAAGAAGAATCTACTAATAACAAAATCATTGAGCTGAACGATAAGAATGATGCTGATGAAATTAATAGTGATATAGCATTAAACTTATCTATTTACGGCAGGGCTTACGAGATTGTTTATAGAGACTTAAAAGACAATGATACATTTAGAGTATTAGATCCTAAAAGTACTTTTGTTGTATATGACAACTCCCTAGACAAAAAAATCATAGCAGGCATCAGATATTACGAAAAGAGTAACGCCGAAAAGGTGCCGACAAATTATATAGAAGTATATACAGACCAAGATATCTACTATATAGAAATCAAAAATGGTTCTGTTGTCATTAATGACGTTGTTAAACATTTTTACAATGAGGTACCAGTCATTGAATACTTAAACGACCAGTTCAAACAAGGTGACTTCGAAAATGTTATTTCACTGATTGATTTATATGACGCAAGTCAGTCGGATACAGCAAATTACATGTCTGATACTAATGATGCTATGTTGGCTTTAATTGGTAACGCTGATTTAGACGGCGAGGATGCAAAAGCATTTAGAGATGCAAACATGATTCATATAAAACCATCAATAAACGCTAATGGTGGAGAAGGTAAAGCGGACGCTAAATATATTTATAAGCAATACGATGTGGCAGGTTCAGAAGCTTACAAAAAGAGATTGCAAAACGATATCCATAAATACACTAATACACCTGACTTGAATGATGAAAACTTTAGTGGTGTTCAATCTGGAGAATCAATGAAATACAAGTTGTTTGGATTAGAACAAGTAAGAGCTATTAAAGAAAGACTTTTCAAAAAAGGATTAATGAAACGTTACAAGTTATTATTAAACAAAGTTAATTTGGAAAGTATGGGGAATCATGATTATTCGGAACTAAATATAGTGTTCACACCAAACCTACCTAAATCATTAAAAGAGTCTGTAGATATATTCAACGCATTAAGTGGCGGAGTATCAGAAGAAACAAGGTTAAGCACTTTAGAAATCATAGATAATCCAAAAGAAGAAATGAAAAAAATGGAAGAAGAAGCTAAAAAAAGTGAGCAATCTCGAGAAAACAATGAATACGGTCATGTATTTGATAAAACTGATAAAGAAGTTGATTCTGTAAATGAAGAAGATAAATAAACAATGGTGGGAGCTTGCACAAAACGGAATTATTGAAGAAGTTAAACAAGATAAAAACGCTGTAAAAGAAATCGAATTGTTAATTTCTGTAATGATTGCTGAAATAGAAAAAGAAATCTTATCCTTTTATACTAAATACGCTTCTTATGAAGGTGTTGACGTTAAAGAAGCGAAAAAGAAAGTTGATAAATTTGATGTAGAATCTTTTAAAAATAAAGCGAAAAAATATGTTAAAGATAAAGATTTCAGTGAGAAAGCAAACAAAGAATTAAAAAAGTACAATACAAAGATGTATGTATCTAGAGAAGAATTACTCAAAGACCAATTAAATAGTTTGATTGATTATTTTACTGCTGAAACCGAAAAACATCTATCGGAATACATGGGGAAAGCTGTTAGAAGAGAAGTGGCACGCCAAGCTGGTATATTAGGCGAAAATGTTGTTATCACACCCCAAAAAGTAACTTCTATTGTGAACGCTGATTTTGGAAATACAACGTGGTCTGAACGCTTGTGGGACAATATGGACGACTTAAGAAAAGATGTTCAACGCATAGTGTCACATGTCACCTTGAGAGGAAGGCACCCAAATGAATTTGTTTCAGAACTTAGAAAGAAACACGATGTGTCTGTGTCTGATGCGAAACGACTGCTAATTACTGAAACCGCTAGAGCGCAAACACTAGCTCAAAAAGAGTATTATTTAAAAATGCTAGGCGATGATTCTGAATATAAATTTGTTGCGAAAAAAGACGAAAAAACATCAAAAACTTGTTTGATCCATAATGGTAACATTTATAAAGTTAAAGAAATGACACCTGGATTGAATGCGCCTCCCATGCATCCAAATTGTAGATCTTCTACAGTTCCAGTTATAACTAGTGAAAGGCAAGAATTTATTAATTCTAGAAAAGGGCGTTATTCAGGCGCTAAGGTGACTTTAAAATGAAGCTAACAGTTAAGTTGAAAAGTAAATACGGTCATAGTAGTGTCGCCTATTATGATAATTATAATAAAATTTGGAGGATTGTTAATGTCGCAAAAATCAGATAGCTACTTAAAAGACATTGCTCATGAATTGAAATTAATTAGAATCGAGTTACAAAAACAAAGCAAATCAAATATTAAAAGTACGACTACAAAAGAAGAAAATAAATATATTTAAGGTTACTACCGAAAAAGTAGTAGCTATTTTTTATGTCCAAAACGTGCTGAAGACATTAAAAGCTCGTATGGAAATCTCAGTCGACAGACTATAAACGGAGGTATATCTCATGGCAGAAGAAAAAAATAGTAACGTTACTGAAGAAACAGAAGTAAATGAGCAAACACAAAATAATCAAGAACAATCTTCAAAAGTTAAAGAAGAGCAGTCAAAAGATACTGATAAAAAATTCACACAAGAAGAAGTTAATCAAATGATTAAAGAACGTGTAGCTCGTGAGCAAAAGAAAGCCGAAGAAAAAGCGAAAGAAGCTGAAAAGCTGGCTAAAATGAACAAAGACCAAAAAGCTGAATATGAGCTCGAAAAAATTCGTAAAGAAAACGAAGAATTGAGAGCTGAAAAGCAAATGAATGCGATGCGTTCAGAAGCTAGATCTATGTTCGAAGATAAAAATATAAAAGCTAATGATGATCTTTTAGACTTCGTAGTAAAAGAAGATGCTGAGAGTACTAAAAAGAATGTTGAATCATTTGTTGATTTATTAGATGGAATGGTAAAAGCGCAAGTAAAAGAGGCGTTGAGACAAGATTCACCTAAGACGTTCAAAAGTACTGGATTAAGCAAAGAAGATATTTTAAGTATTAAAGATGATAGTCAACGTCAAATGGCTATCGCGCAAAACAGACAATTATTTAACTAAGTGGAGGTATTATATATGGCAGCAGAACCAAATTTAATTGATGTGAAAGCATTAGGAGAAGCGAAGTCAATTGATTTCGCAAATAGAATGGGGATTGGATTAAATAAATTATTTGAAGCCCTATCAGTAACAAACAAGATTCCAATGAATGTTGGGTCAGCTATTAAGCAATTCAGATTTAAAGTTATCGATTCAACAGCACCAACTGGAGAGGTTGCAGAAGGAGATATCATTCCTTTAACTAAAGTTGAACGCGAACAAGTTAAAATTACGGAATTAAAGTTCAAAAAATATCGTAAATCAACAAGTGCTGAAGCTATTCAATCACACGGATATGATTTAGCTATTAATCGCACAGATAATGAATTGCTACGTTATGTACAAAAGAACTTCCGTAAAGACTTCTTCAAAACATTAAAAGACGCATTAGACAGTTCAGAGCGTACAAACAAAACCGCTTTAACAAGCAAAAATTTACAAGGTGCATTAGCTAAAGGGCGCGCCAACTTATCTACATTATTAGATGATGAGATTACTCCAATTGCATTAGTTAATCCTAATGATGTAGCTGAACATATTGCTAATGGTTTAATCGTCTCTAATGGTGCACAATTCGGCTTAAACTTGCTTACACCATATGTAGGTGTTAAAGTTATCGAATTTGCAGATGTACCAGCTGGCGAAGTATGGATGACAACAGCGGAAAACTTAAACGTAGCTTTTGCTAATCCACGTGGAGAGTTAGCTCGTGCCTTTGCATTTGCGACTGATGAAACTGGATTTGTAGGTGTGTTACATGATATTCAACCAGAAAGATTAACTGCAGATACTGTGTTCGCTTCTGCAATTACAATGTTCCCAGAAAACATTGACGCAGTAGTTAAAGTTACAATCAAAGCAGATACTACACCGGTAGTATAAGGAGTGTATTTAAAATGATTTACTTAGCATTAAATGATTTTAAAGACAAAACTGATAACGAGCGCCTTTTTAATAAAGGCGACGTTTATCATTGTGAAGATCAACAAAGAATTGATGAGTTGAAAGAAAAAGGATATTTAACTTTCGTTCATGAAAAAATGACTAAAAAGGATATTATCTCAACACTATCTGATGTAAACATCATCGTTGAAGATGATAAGACTAAAAATGAAATCTTAGATAGTTTAAAGTAGGTGTTGTTTATGGCTACTAAAGAAAACATTAAAGTTTTACTTGGTCTAAAGGATAGCAAACAAGATGGGCTTTTAGACATCATTATTAAGAACACAGAAAGCCGTCTATTATCTAAATTACCTTTTAACATCAAGGAAGTTCCGGACAATTTATCTTTTATTGTTGAAGAAGTAGCAGTGAAACGATATAACCGTATAGGTTCTGAAGGTATGACGACAGAAAGTGTTGAAGGTCGCACAAATACATTTCAAGCGAATGATTTCGATGAGTACCAATCAATCATTGATGAACTTTATCCGAAAGAAAACGGAGCGAAAGGAAGTATCAAATTCTATTGAGATATAACGACAGAATAACATTCATGCTTGAAAGTAGAGGGGCTTACGATACTAAAACAAGTAAATACTCTAGTAATATAATCACTTACGATGAACAACCTTGTAATATCAATCCGCTTTCAGTACAACGACTAGCTGTAGAATTTGGTGATATAGCTAAAAACATCATAGTTGCACGTATTCAAGGGGATTACGACAATAGTGCGAGTCATGCTTTAGTGGACGGTGTTAAGTACAAAGTAGTTACTCATAAACATTATATTCACGATACAGTTTTTTATTTAGAAGGTGTTAATTAATGGACTTAGATGCATTAATAGAGCATTTTGATAATATGAATGATCATATCGATGATGATGTTGATGAAGTTTTAAAGAATTTAGCTATTGAAGGGGCTAAATTAGCAAAAGAAAACGCTGAAAGAGTCATGAATAAAGGTTATTGGACTGGCAACTTATGGCGTGAAATAGAATCATCTAAAACTGGTAGTTTGGAGTATTCAATCACTTCTAATGCTGGTTATTCTGGTTTCTTAGAGTATGGAACACGTTATATGGAAGCTGAGCCTTTTATGTGGCCAATGTATGTGCAAATACAAAAAGAAATAGTGAAAGATTTAAAAGAATTATTAGAAGGATAGAGGTGTTGCAATGCAATCACCACAATTACAACTTTACAACAAAGTGTTTGATTTATCTTCGGGATATGGTATTCCGGTTGTCTCGAAAAAAGAGATGACTGACGAATTACCATATCCTTTTATTGTATTAGGGAGAATGGATGGTCATATGAACATTCGTACATTTGATAGTTTTGACGGATTAACAAGTGTAACGGTAGATGTTTGGTCTAAGTATGATGATTTAGGTTCACACGACATGATTGTGTACAGTCTGCAAAAAGATTTATCGCAGATGGAAGAATTACCTAATTATCAAATCAGAATAAATGATTTAACCATCAACCAATTACCCGACAATACAACTAATCAATTATTGATTCATAGTCAAATAGTTGCAGAGTTTGATACTTATTAAAAAAATGGAGGTTTATTTATGCCACAAAAGTCAGGTAAAGATGAATTAGTACTATTACGTATTTTAGGACAAAAAGTAGATGCCGAAAAAGTAATGTTAGTAACAGAACATTCAAGATCTACAGAAAAAGATAAAGACAGTGTTGAAACTATGGACGGTTCAATTAGCGCTGGAGGTTCTTTAGAATCTGAAGTTAAATTCACTGCGCATATGGATGTGCAAGACAAGCTTTCTGATGAAATTGAAGACGCGGTAGAAGATGATGTAGCATATGAGCTATGGTTCATTAACCGACAAGTTAAAAACACAGACGGAAAATATAAAGCGGAATATCGACAAGGTTATTTCACTTCATTTGAACGCAAGAATGAAGCTGACGGTATTGCTGAATATGAAGCTGAGTACTCTGTATTCGGAAAGAAAAAGCGTGGTTACGCAACGTTACCTAAGTTAATTGAAGACAACAAACTTGCTTATGGTTTCCATGACACAGTTAAAACAGACCCTGCAACTGACGGTCTGGCTTCAATTCCTCAACCAACTGCTAGCGAAGCAACAGATACAGTTCCGGTAGTTTAATTTTAAATGGGCAAGCTATGAGCTTGCTCTTTTTTTATATCCAAAACACAAAAAAGAAAGAGGTACATATATATGTTTATTAACTTTAAAGGAAAAGAATTAGAATTGTCATTTGGTTTGAAATTTTTAAGAATCATTGATAAAACAATGGCTATGGAGGCGGAAAACATTTCATTTGGTCAAGGAACACAAATGTTAGTGCCGAGGTTAGAAATGGCAGATGTAGTTTCTTTATCTTATATCATTGAAGCAGCTACTTCGCACCATCAAAAAGCACCAAAAACTGAAGATGAATTAGAGGTTGTAATCGAAGAAATCGCAACAAATTATGGGATTGAAGAATTTTGTCAAGATGTACTTAAGGAACTGGGAAAGCGTGCTATGACCCGAAACCTAGTACCGGACGAGTACAAAGAAGAGAAGAAAGCGACGAAATAATTCAAAGTAGGTCACTGACTTACGATAAATTAGTTGTTTCCTGCATGTCTCAATTGAAAATATACGATTTGAAAGAAATAGAACGATTAACTTTAACTGAATATTATTATCGTATGTGGGCGAAAGAATACGAGAGGTTAGATCAAATACAACAAATGTTTGATTTAGCCTTTTCTATTAGGAATGCCCAATTGACAGAAAATGTAGGCACAGAAAATAAACCAGAAGAAAAATATATGTTTAATGACGCCTCTGACCTAATGGACTACGAAGAGAATGTTAAACGTTTAGACGAAGGTTTACCAATTGAGTTTAAAGAAAGAACTAAAGATATTGAAAGCGCAATGACATTAAAAGAAAAATTAAGTTTAATTGCACAAGTTAATAAAAATGCTAATGAAAGGAGTGAAGCGAATGGCTAATTATAAAGTGTCTGCTGAGGTTAGTGCTGATACTAGTAAGTTTAAAAAACAAATACAAGCAGCTAAAAGAGTTTCTGAGAAGTTTAAAAAAGTTGTAGATAAGCTTAAAAATAACGAAGTTGATGCAAATACTGCTAATTTCGATAAAAAAATAGATAAATCTAAATCTAAAGCGGAAAAATTAGATAAGATGAAAATTGACCCTGATGTAACTGCGGATATTAGCAATTTTTCTAACAAAACAAACGAAGTTAAAGCTATTTTAGACAAACTGGATAAAACTGGTGCTGATGCCAAAATTAAGGCTGATATAAAGTCAGCGGTAACTAACATTAAGACATTGCAAAGTTACATCAAAGGAATTCAAGATGGGGAAATTGATGTAAATGTAGATACAAAAATGGCGCAATCAAAGATTAAAAATATCGAATCTAGTTTGAGAGCGTTAAGCTCATCGAAAGCAACCGCTGAAATTAAAGCTAATTCGGACGAAGCTTTGCGAAAGCTAGTTGAAGCAAGAAAAGCTTTAGCCGATTATGCCAAACAGCGTGCCACAGCAAAATTAGATGTTGATAGTAAGTTAGCTGCTGCTGAAGTTAGCCGTTTTAAAGCTTTGTTAAAAAGTATACCAAACAAAATCAAAACTAGGGCGGACTTCGACGGCAGACAATACGGAAATGCGCTAAAAGGACTAAACAGACAAGTAGATGTATTTCAAGATAGAATGGATCGCATCGCAAAATCGATTAGGACATTCGGAACTATTGGTGCTAATACGATACAAGGAACTTTGTTGTCTTCTTTTAGTGCTTTAATACCTGTGATAGGCGGACTCGTTCCAGCCATTGCAGCAGTAGGCAATGCCACAGTAGCTTTAGGTGGTGGTGCTGTTGGTGCAGCAGGTGCTTTTGGGGTCTTACGTCTAGGGATAACTGGTTTTGCAGGAATGGCTGCGTCAGCTATTCAAATGTTAGATAAAGGCATGATACAAGCTAGTAACGCAACTAATGAGTATAAATCAGCGCTATCAGGTGTTAAATCTACATGGCAAAGTATCGTAAAAGAAAATGCTTCGCAGATATTTTATGCAATGGCTTCAGGTATAAGAAGCGCATCGAATGCATTAAACCAAATGAGACCGTTTTTATCAGGAATCGCTGGTTTAGTTAATACTAATGCTGCAAAACTAAATACTTGGGTAACTAGTTCGGGTACAGCTCAAAGAGCTTTTGAAGCGTTGAATACGACTGGTGTTAAGATATTCGGAAACTTATTGAGCGCAGGTGGACATTTTGGTGACGGATTAGTTGAGATATTCACACAGTTAATGCCATTGTTTGAATGGTCTTCTAAAGGTTTTCAAAGTATGGCGTTATCTTTTCAAAAGTGGGCGCACAGTGTTGAGGGTAGTCAAGCTATACAAGGTTTTATAAATTACACTAAAACCAACTTGCCAATCATTGGTAATATTTTTAAAAATACGTTCATAGGTATTTTCAATATATTCAAAGCTTTTGCGCCTAATTCTACAACTATATTCCAATCGCTAGAAAAGATGACTCAAAAGTTTGCTGAGTGGTCTGCTGGTATAGCTAAGTCGGATGGCTTCAAAAAGTTCGTACAATATATGAACGAAAATGGCCCTGTTATTATGCAGTTGATTGGTAATATCGCAATGGCATTAGTTAATTTTGGTATTGCAATGGCGCCGATAGCTAGCCAAGTGCTTAAAGCCGTGACGGCATTCGCTGGCTGGATAGCGAAACTGTTTGAAACTCATCCGGCAGTAGCACAACTCGTTGGGGTTTCCATTTCATTAGCAGGTGCTTTAATGGCTTTAGTACCTAACATTGTTGGTATAACTACATTTATAGGACCTTTAATCGCGAAATTTGCAGCATTAGTTGCTAGGTTTGGATTAGGTCAATCAGTGTTATTAGTGCTTTCTAGAGCGTTCAATTTGCTCTTTGGTAAAGCATCGCTTGTGAGAGGTATTATCACTATATTAGCTAGTGTATTTGGTGCTTTGAGTGCACCTGTATTAGCGGTAATAGCTGTAATTGGCTCTTTAGTAGCTATATTCGTATATCTATGGAAGACAAATGACGGTTTCAGAGAAGCATGTATAAATGCATGGAATGTAATAAAAGAAACTGTTTCCGGAGTTGTTAACGCTATTGTTTCGTTTGTCCAAAGTATTTGGGGTGGATTAGTGGCGTGGTGGCAAGAAAATCATACACTTATCCAAAACGCTGCAACAACTGTTTGGAACGCTATTAAAACTGTGATTATGACAGTTATGAATGTTTTAGGACCTTCTTTAAAAGCTTCATGGGAAGTAATCAAACAAGCAATCATTATTGTTTGGGAAGTAATTAAAACTACTGTTCAATTAGCGATTAACGCTGTTTTGGGAATCATTAAAGTAGTTATGCAACTAATTACTGGTGATTGGTCTGGAGCATGGAACACAATCAAAGAGACGGCTATGAATGCATGGAACATTATCAAAGAAGGCGCTTCGAACATTTTTAATGCGCTTAAAAGTGCGCTATCAGCTATTTGGGAAGCGATAAAAACAAATGCTTCTAATGTATGGAATGGTTTAAAAACTGCGGTTATAGCTGTGGTTAATGCTGTCAAAGCTGGTGTACAAGCTCAATGGAATGCGATAAAAAGTGTTACAAGTTCAGTATTTAATGCTGTAAAGTCAGTTGTTTCATCAATTTGGAATGGAATTAAGACATTGGTTTCAACAGTTATCGGAGCGATAAAGTCTGTTGTAACATCAGGATTCAACGCTGTTAAGAGTGCGGTCAATTCCGTGATGAATGGTGTTAAATCAGTTATTTCTTCTATTTGGAATGCTGTTAAATCAATTTTCTCAAGTGCTGTTGGAAATGTTAAATCAGTTGTATCATCAGGATTTAACGCGGCAAGAAGTACTGTTAGTAATATAATGGGTGCTATCAAAAGTACAATTAGCAATGTATGGAGTGGTATAAGATCTACAGTTTCAAATGCTGTTCATAGCATGGGAAGTGCAATGTCTAATGGAATGAGTAGTATGAGAAGCGCTGTAAGCAACGGAATGTCTAGTGTAAGTAGTGCAGTTAGAAATGGTATTTCTAATGCAGCTAGTGCAGTGAGAAACGGTGTATACGGTATGGTTTCAGCTGGTGCTGATTTAGCTCGTGGTATTGGTAGAGGTATCATGAATATGGCTAGTTATGTAATGTCTAGAGCTAGAGAATTAGCAAGCAGAGCTGTAAGCGCTATTAAGAGAGCATTAAGAATTCACTCTCCATCTCGAGTTATGCGCGATGAGGTAGGTGTATTCATAGCAAAAGGTTTAACAGTCGGTATGATGAACGAAGGACGTAATACTATTAAAAGCGCTGCTAAATTAGGTGATAGGGTTGCCGGAGCATTTACACCTCAAATTCAAACACCTGAAATATCAGGTATTACACAAGGTATTAAAGGTTTACAAGATAGTATACAAAGCGACATAAATGCATCATATAATGTGCAAGCAGAACCTACAACTAACGTTATCAAGATTCAATTAGATCTTGATGATGAAGCTATTACAGCTAAAGTTGATGGCGTTCACGCGACTAAAGATATGATGTTGGTTAGATAATCAAAGAAAGTAGGTGCACTTATTGGATGTACTCATTCAAAAATTAAATGGAGATACATTCACTTTAGGTAGCGCCGGTATCATCGTTCACGATTTTAATGTGGGCGGTTTAGAAATAGAATCAGCATACGAGGATATAGACGGCTTACATGGTCGTTTTAATATGGGGAGCGTTTATAGAAAAAGAACTATAAGCGTTCCTGTTTCTTTTATAGCCGGCGAATTAAGTGAATTCCCTTTACACAGAGACAAATTATTTAACATAGTTACTGATTTAGATGGTTTTTATATAAGAGAAATGCGAAGACCTAAAAGGCTCCAATACGAGTTTAGAGATACTACTTCCGAAACTGGCGGGTTAATATTAGATGAAAATAACAATGAAACTTCTTATGATACGCCTCAAACTTGGAATGAAATGTCTTCGGGTAAACGTTACAAAGTTAGATTGTCTAACGTTATAAACGTTACACAGACGAATAAAAAAGGAGATGCCGAACTTGAATTCGAAACAATAGAACTCCCTTTTGCAGAAAGTGTAAACACAACAATATCTTTACACGGCAATAGTACTTATCAAGCTAGTAAAGATTGGTCTAATGGCATGGGATTATTAACAGATTCTAAAGCGTACAATTACTTATTTGATGGTAACTCAAATATCGAATTTTATTATCCGGGCAATATTGCTAATGATCAATCGAATATGGATAAAATTATAGAATTTGAGTTCAAATCGAATGTAAATACTTTTGCATTTTCAATTAACGATATTCAAATAGAAGTTAAAAACGTTGGCTTTAAAATTGGAGATAAACTTGTTTTTGATGGACAAAATATTTCGAATAACAACTATTCCGTATTACAAGCTTCAAATTATACACAACCTGAAATTAAAGTTGGTTGGAATAAAATTAATATAAAAGATAATATTTCAGTAAAAACCAAGATTGACCTTAGATGTTATTACAAATAGAAAGGGAGATGATTTAATGCGAAAAATAATCACACCTCCATTAGATGATAGAAATTTATCTAGAATAAATTCAAATTTCGAGGAGTTATTTAAAAGTGTTGATAATACTGTCGGTGCTATAGCCGGTAGAATTTGGGATAAAATCGTAACAGAGAATACTATAAATCTCGAGACACAAGTGAATACAACAGGAGAATTAACGAATAAAGACAAGAAAAACACAATTAGATATGTTAAATCAGAACAAAAATTATATGTAAATAATGGCACGACGTGGATACCATTTGAAGATGCTAATTACGACCCTTATCAACAATTTAAAAAAGAATTAGATGCAGCGGTAGCTCAGTATAAAACAGATTTAACAAGTCAATTAAATCTGTCTAAAAAAGAATTGAATGATCTTAACACTTCTATTAAAACGAGCCTTAACACAATTAATACAAACGCTATTAATGCCGTCACACAATTAAAAAACGATGTAGCTAATATTAAGGCAACTTTTGAAAGTGATTATACTACGAAAGACAAAGCGTTTAACGATAACTATACGTCTAAGCTAGCTAGTTTTGACGCAAATTATACAACGAAATTGAATACTTTTAATTCAAATAGCACTACAAAAATTACAGATTTTAATAACAATTACACTGCGAAATTAAATGCATTTAACACTAATTATGATAGCAAAGTCACAACTTTAAACACTACAATAGCAAATGCTACGAAAACGGTAACAGACATAAAAACGTCGGTAGAATCGATTAGGAATGATGTAGTTAATAAAAAAATAAATGGCATCGTAGAGATTCTTGAAGGTGATAACTACTATATTACTAAATATGAAAATAGATTAGCAGAATTGAATTTCACATATCCGTATACTGCAACAAACACAAAAAGTACTTCGAATTTTTATTACTATGATATCGATGGCATTCAACTGCCTGCGGGTATTTCCTTCACAAAAGTATTTTCAACATCAGTGAGTGTGTTGGGTAATGGATATTTGACTGGAGGCACTTCAAAAGACGCGGTAGGAACAAATATGAATGTGCGTGTATGGTCTTATCGAGATGTATCAGGGACTTCATGGACTTTACAAATCTCTGTTTTAGGTAAATATAAATAAGAGAGGTGAACGGTTTTGGCGCTTGTATTTATTGACCCAACTACGAATAAAGATTATGCAACCGAAGCATCAACGACTTTGAATAAGAAAATAAATGGCGATGGATTATTAGAAATTAAGCTTTTTCAAACTGAAAATAACAAAAATTTTTTAAACGAAATAGGTAAGATGTGGCGTGTTTCAAATATCGAAGGCAATGGAGATAAAAGAGAGTATGTAATTATATCCGTCAGCAAAAAAACAATAAGTAAAAAACCTAGTATCAGTATTGTTGCACGCGAAAAAGTATATGACGACTTAGCAAATGATAGAATTTACGAAAAAATTGATGGTAGTTACACTGCTCAAAATTTCTTTGAGGCAGTGTTTAAAGGATCTGTATATGATTTTTCTCTTAGCTCTAATGCATTTTCGGAGGAGTGGCAAAATGCTGGTCTAGGAAATACGAGATTAAATGTATTTCTGAACGGAATTGATAGATACGGCTTAGAATTCAACTATTTACCTGAAACTAAAACATTTTTGTTAAAAGATAAGATTTTTAGAGAGCCTGCTTATTATCTTTCTAGAAGAATTAACGCAAAAGAAATCGAAGTTGATGAAGATGCATCGAATTTTTCAACATATGCAAGAGGTTATGGAAATTTTACCGATGAAGAAGGTTTTGAACAAGCGTTATTAATCAGGGAATACATTCATCCAATTGAAAAGGTTATAAAGCAACGGAGACACGCTGAACCTATAAAAGATGGGCGCATCAAATTAGAAGAAACTATGGATAAAGCTTTAAAAGCTTTAGTTGATAATTCTTTAAAAATTTCTATTTCCGTTGATTTTTTAACAACTAAGCTAAAAGATAAAAACGGTAAATCTAGTTTTGTAGTACCTAAAGAAGGCGACCTAATAACGGTCGAAGACGATACGATTAATTTTAGAGAGAAGTTTCGTATACTTGAAATCAAAGAATCAAGAAATGCAAAACATGATATTACAAAACAAGTCGTAACTCTAGGTGATAAATCAAGAGAAGAAAGATATTACCAAAGTATAGGAGATGCACAAAAATATTTAGAAGATTTAAAACGTGGACGAATTAAACTTGGTTACAGCGTACTACCGCAAGCTGTTAAATCTAATACAGACGCTCTCAAAAGGGCAAGAACAAGTTTAGAATTCGGATTAGGCGGTATTACTGCGAGAGACCCTTCAGACCCTAACATCATGACAATTTTTAATAGTAGAGGTATCGGAATAAGTGATAATGGTGGTTATAACTTTAAAAGCGCTATCACAGGTAACGGCATTAATGCGGATGCTATAACTACTGGTACATTGATAGCTGACCATATAAGAGGCGGTACATTATCAAGTAATAATAACGAAGTTTTATTTGAACTCGATAAAGGTAGACTGTCTTTCCAACAAGATAGCAGTATAAACTTTTATTCAAGACGAAATAAAATTAAATATAATACTGAAATCGGTAAAAATTTTATCTCTAAAGGTTTTCAAGTTATTGACGAAGAGCTTGATAGTCATACACGTAAAATCGGTGTAGGTCTCGGTACATTAGATAGATATTACGATTCGCTTATTAATCACGTAGATCAAGCCGGTAATTTTCAAAGTGTAGAATATTATCATTTAGACGATAACGGAGAAATAATTTCATCTGAAAGCCATATTAGTTTGATAAGTGAATACATTGACATTAGTGGAGATAGTGTATCAATAGGATTTAACGGAAAAGGTATGTTGTACACTAATGGAGAAAAAAGTAGGGTGATAGATCCTAGCTTATATAATGATACTGACAAAACGGAACCAAAAAAAATATTTTCTCCTGAAGGTTCAGGATATGGTTACGGTATTCATTTAGGAACCGTTAACGAACGATTCATAGCTTTTTATACAAAATCGATAAACGGAATGCTTACGCACCAAGTACCAGAAGACAATTATTCTAGTATTACAACATTTGGTAAATCTAGTAAACCGAGATTCGCAATCAATGGAAATAGCGGAATAGATTATCATACGTTAGAAGGTGTTGGCATAGCATTTTCAGAAGTTAAGAACGATGCGTTTATACAAATAGAGAATAGTTTTTACTCGTTAAGAGAATTAGTCTCGAAATTAAATTTAAAAGAATATAGCTACTTAAATGTAGTCGGAAGGGGTCCAATCAGTGGAACACAATAAAACAACAACTGAAATTGTACTTGAAAAAAGATTAATGGAAGAAATGAACAAATCTATTACTCTAGAAATGCAATTAATAGAACAGAGCAAAATAATCGAAGAATTGAAATCAAAGATGAAAGAAAATAAAAATTAAGAACTCTATTAGGATAGGGTTCTTTTTTTATTCGAGGTGAACTATGAAAAATAATATAAAAGATTTAACGATTTCTGAAATTGTCGGCGCTATCATGTTATTTTCTTTCGGTTTCAGAATTTTATTCCGTGGCGTGTTTTGGGTTAAAGAGCAAGGCGATGTGTTAGATGATTCTGATTTTTATTTAGCCTTGCATCATGTTATGCCTATTTGGATATGGGGCATATTGGTTGGCGTTGCAGGATTGATTATAATTGTTTCATCTGTATTTTTAGCTTCAAGTGACGAAAACAATCGATGTAGCTGGTTGTTGTTGGTGGGTTGTGCTTTAACAGGCGTATTGTACTTTTTAATGACAAGTGCAAGCGTTTATCATGCTATTAACTGGCTTTCTACTGTGCATTTTGCCGTAATGTCAACGACTGGTTTTATCGTTGCATTTATTGGAGGTGCTGACATCTATGCAAGAAGAAAGTAACTTCGTTTCTAAGCACGAATTTATCGAAGCTAACGGCAAGATTTATGAGCGTATTAACAAAATAGATAGAAAGCATACTGAGTCATTAGGCGAATTAAAAGTTAAAGTAGAAACGCAAACAGCGGTGCAAAAACAATCTTATGAAGCTCAAAAAGAAACAAACTCAAATCTAAAAGATTTAACGAAAGTCATGACAGATGTTAGTTCTGAAATGAAAGATATCAAGTACAAAGTACAAGGTCATGACGAAAAGATAAAAGCGATACAAGGTACAATTGATTCTAAAATTAAAGGTAGCTCTCAAATAATAACGACGCTTATAACTACAACTGGTGGTGTAATAATCGCTGCAATTGGAGTAGCTAAATTTTTCTTTTAAAAGTCAGTGCTTAGGCACTGGCTTTTTATTTTGGATAAAAGGAGCAAACAGATGGATATTAACTGGAAATTGAGATTTAAAAACAAAGCAGTATTAACGGGATTGGTTGGCGCATTGTTGCTATTTATCAAGCAAATTACAGATTTGTTCGGATTAGATTTATCTACTCAATTAAATCAAGCTAGCGCGATTATAGGGGCTATCCTCACGCTACTTACAGGTATTGGCGTTATTACTGACCCAACGTCAAAAGGTGTTGCTGATTCATCTATAGCACAGACATACCAAGCGCCTAGAGATAGTAGTAAAGAAGAACAACAAGTCACTTGGAAAACTTCACAAGATACTAGCTTAACACCGGAATTAAGTACAAAAGCACCGAAAGAGTATGATACATCACAGCCGTTTACAGATGCCTCTAATGATGTCGGCTTTGACGTGAATGAATATCATCATGGAGGTGGCGACAATGCAAGCAAAATTAACTAAAAAAGAGTTTATAGAGTGGTTGAAAACTTCTGAGGGGAAACAATATAACAAAGATGGTTGGTATGGATTTCAATGTTTTGATTATGGCAATGCAGGTTGGCAGGCTTTATATGGTTGTCTTTTAAAAGGTGTAGGTGCGAAAGACATACCATTCGCTAACAACTTTGACGGGTTAGCAACTGTATACCAAAACACACCGGATTTCTTAGCGCAAACTGGTGACATGGTTGTATTCGGTAGTAACTATGGTGCTGGATATGGTCACGTCGCGTGGGTAATTGATGCGACTTTAGATTATATCATTGTATATGAGCAGAATTGGCTTGGCGGTGGTTGGACAGACGGTATCGAACAACCCGGCTGGGGTTGGGAAAAAGTTACGAGACGACAACATGCTTACGACTTCCCTATGTGGTTTATCCGTCCTAACTTCAAAAGCGAAACGGCTCCACGATCAGTACAATCTCCTACACAAGCACCTAAAAAAGAAACAGCCAAGCCACAACCTAAAGCGGTAGAACTTAAAATCATCAAAGATGTGGTTAAAGGTTATGACCTACCTAAGCGTGGTGGTAATCCTAAAGGTATCGTTATTCATAATGACGCAGGAAGCAAAGGAGCTACAGCCGAAGCATATCGTAATGGATTGGTTAACGCACCTTTATCAAGACTTGAATCAGGTATTGCGCATAGTTATGTATCAGGTAATACAGTTTGGCAAGCCTTAGATGAATCACAAGTGGGTTGGCATACAGCTAATCAAGTTGGTAATAAATATTATTACGGCATCGAAGTGTGTCAATCAATGGGCGCAGATAATGCTACGTTCTTAAAAAATGAACAGGCAACTTTCCAAGAATGTGCTAGGCTATTGAAAAAATGGGGCTTACCAGCAAACAGAAACACAATCAGATTGCATAATGAATTCACTTCAACATCATGCCCACACAGAAGTTCAGTATTGCACACTGGTTTCGACCCCGTGACTCGTGGACTATTGCCAGAAGACAAACGATTACAACTAAAAGACTATTTTATCAAGCAAATTAGAACATATATGGACGGAAAAATACCAGTTGCAACTGTCTCAAGTGATTCAAGTGCTTCAAGTAATACAGTTAAGCCAGTAGGTAGTGCGTGGAAGCGCAACAGCTACGGCACTTACTACATGGAAGAGAAAGCGACATTCACAAATGGTAGCGAACCTATAACAGTTAGAACAGTGGGGCCATTTATATCGTGTCCAGAAGCTTATCAATTCCAACCGGGTGGATACTGTGACTATGATGAAGTCATGTTGCAAGATGGTCATGTATGGATTGGTTACGATTGGCAAGGCACACGCTACTACTTGCCGATTAGAACGTGGAATGGTTCCGCGCCTCCGAATTATGTTCTAGGTAATTTATGGGGAACAATCAGTTAATATGTTATAATTAATGTCCACCACATCATTTGGCAGGTACTTCGGTACTTGCCTATTTTTTTATGCAAAAAAACGAAAAAAGTTTATGAAAAGTGTTGCGTATCACGTTTAATCGTGTTATAATAAGGTATACCAGTTGAGAGGAGGATAAAAAGTGTTAGAAAATTTTAAAACTATAGCAGAAATCGCCTTTTATACAATGTCAGCAATTGCCATAGCGAAAACATTGATAAAAGACGATAAGTAAGTAGACAAGCCCGAAAGGGCTGTCTATATATAAATTCTAACACTAAAATACTATGAAAACAATTTACATTATTTTAATCATTCTTATTTGGATAAACGTGTTTTTAGGCAACGATATAAGTAAAGGTGTTGTTGCACTGTTTACTACGTTACTGCTTATCAATTTATGGAAGAGGGATAAAAATGACAGCAATAAAAGAAATAATTGAATCAATAGAAAAGTTATTCGAAAAAGAAACAGGATATAAAATTGCTAAAAATTCCGGATTACCATATCAAACTGTGCAAGATTTAAGGAATGGAAAAACATCTTTATCAGATGCCAGATTCAGAACGATAATAAAGTTATACGAGTATCAAAGATCACTTGAAAACAAAGAAGATAAATAGAGGAGCTAAAAATATGTTTGTTACAAAAGAAGAATTTAAAAGTTTGAATGTAAAAGAAGTATTTGAATCAGGTAAGAATTTTATAAACATCACAGACGGTAGGCATGCAATATATTGGGTAAATGGTAGATATGTAGTACTAGACCATAAAAAAGGCGATTTGTACCCGCAAAAAGCATATCCAAAATATATCAAAAGAAAATTAGTAAGCTAA